TGCCACAAGATACTTTGTAGAGACAAAGAAGTTAGGCCGTGTTAAGTTGACAAGCAACGGCGATTATGAAAAGCTATTATCAAACGAAACAATGGGCAATGGTGTTCTTAATGGATATTTTTAAAATGATAACATAACACTATTGTACGTTATCAATATATGATATAATTAGTGTGGAGGTGAAAACATGGATTATATCGTATATGAACACGTTAATAAAATTAATGGTAAAAAGTATGTAGGGATGACAGCACAAAGCCTATCAGAGCGAAGTGGCAATTATGGCGCAAAGTATGAAAGCCCAAATTTTAGAAATGAAATTGATTTATATGGTTGGGATAACTTTGAACACAATATAATTGCCGAGGGATTAACCCGTAAAGAGGCGGAATTGCTTGAAACGACTTTGATAAATTATTTAGACCTAAAAAACCCAAAAAAGGGTTATAATATGCGCAATGGTGGAAAGGGCGGATATTTTTTAGGAAAACATCACACAAATAATGCCAAAAGGCTTATAAGTGAGGCAAGAAAAAGACAAGGTTTTAGCGAGGAACACAAAAAACATATTAGTGAATCAAAAAGAGGGATAAAACACCCGATGGCTAGAAAAGTTTATCAATATAGCAAAGAGGGTGTTTTAATAAAGGTGTGGGATTATGTAACAGACGCAAGCATAAATCTAAACATACCAAAAACAAATATATCAAATTGTGCGTTGGGCAAAAGAAAAACGGCAGGCGGTTTCGTTTGGCGTTATGAGTAAAAAAGGAGGTGTTTATTATCATTACATATCAAGATTTCCTAGAAGCTAAAAATACAGGCGAAAACGCAATGCGTGATTTCATCGTTAATGCTATATCACAGCATAAGGCAAGCGATGAATACAGAACCGCTGTCGATGCGGATGCGTACGACAAACAGCAAAACACTACAATAATGTCGTATATCAAGTATATGTATAATTCAATGGGCGCACAGGTGGAAGATTTCACGGCCAGTAACAATAAGATTTGCTCTAATTTCTTTCATCGCCTCAACGTACAGCGTAACACCTATCTATTAGGTAACGGCGTTAGCTTTACAGACCACAAAAAGGAAACAATCAACAGTGACGGCACAAAAACCGTTGTTGATGAAACAAAGGCACGTTTAGGCAATAAGTTTGACGTTGCTTTAAAAAAAGGCGGCTATAAAGCATTAATCCACGGCGTTAATTTCGGGTTTTGGAATTATGACCATTTGATGTTCTTTCCTATTACGCAATTCGTTCCGTTATGGGATGAGGACACAAGCGATTTAAGGGGTGGCATTAGATTTTGGCAGTTAAAGCCCGATAAGCCAATGATGATTGTATTGTACGAGGAAGATGGCTACACCAAATACCGCAAGGCCAAGAAAGATTCAAGGCTACAGGAAGTAGAGCCAAAGCGTGGATATATTAAGACTACTACAGGCACAAAAGAGGGCGGTGTAGATAGTATTGAATACAGCAATTACAACACATTCCCTATAGTGCCATTGTGGGGTTCTGATTTACACCAAAGCACCTTAGTTGGCATGAAAGGCGGTATTGATACATTCGATTTGGTTCGTTCGGGATTTGCAAATGATTTGGACGATGTAGCGCAAATATATTGGATATTAAACGGCGCTGATGGCATGAGCGATAAAGACCTCGCAGATTTTAGGGCAAGATTAAAGCTACATCATATCGCCAAAGTGGATGAAGAAAACTCCAAGGTAGAGGCGCACACACAAGAGCCACCATACCAAGCAAGGGAAACATTTTGTACAGCAGTTAGGAGCCAAATTTACGAGGATTTCGGCGGATTGGATGTACACACCATTGCGGCAGGTGCTACCAACGACCATATAGATGCGGCATATCAGCCAATGGATGAGGAAGCCGATGATTATGAATCGCAGGTAACGGATTTTATCTATGCAATCCTCGACATTATGGGCGTACAGGATAACCCAACATTCAAGCGTAACAGGATTTCAAATCAGCAACAGCAGACAGATATGGTATTAAGTGCGGCAGAGTATTTGGATGAAGAAACCGTATTGAATAAACTACCATTTGTTACAGTTGATGAAGTATCGCAGATTATGGCACGAAAAGATGCAGAGATGGCACAACGTGTAGATATTATGGATAGTGCCAACAATGGTGGTGAAAATGAGCCTAACGAGGGCGATGAGGAATAATAGATGGCTAAAAATGATTTAGGGGTAATTGAATCCGATAAAGAGTTTTTGAAGCTTGAAAAGCGCCTAAATAAGATATACAAAGAGGCAGAGATAGACGTTCAACACAAAATGAACGTCTATTTTGCTAAGTATCAAAAGAAAAATGATACATGGCTTGCCAAATTAAAGGCGGCGGAAAATACGGATGATTACCCACAGTTGCAAAAGGATTATCAGAAATGGTTAAAAGGGCAGGTGTTCCAAGGCAAGCAATGGGAATACAAGAAAGAAAGCATTGCGAGCGCATTAACCAACATGAACCAAGTGGCAGTTAACATGATTAACGATACAATCCCCGAGGTATTCCAATTTAATGGCAATTACGCCGCCTATCAATTGGAACAGGGGGCAGGCGTTGATTTTGGCTTTAATATGTATGATAGCGCCGCCGTTAAGCAGATAATCGCAGAGGATAAAAACATATTGCCATTTAAAAAGCTAGATAAGGCTAAAGATGTTAAGTGGAATTTCCGTAGCATCAAAAACGAGGTAGCAAAGGGCATTATTGAGGGCGAAAGCATAGATAAAATAGCCAAAAGGCTATCTACTGTTATCCCCGAGAGAAATAAATCTATGTTACGCACACACGCCCGTACAATGGTTACAAGCGCACAAAACGCAGGCAGGCTAGAGAGGTTTAAGGATGCACAATCTAAAGGCCTAGAAATGGAAAAAGAGTGGTTTTGTACGTTAGATGGGCGAACCCGTGATACACACCGCCTATTAGACCGACAGAAGAAGCCACTCGATGAACCATTTGAGATTGACGGATTTAAAATCATGTACCCTGCCGACCCACACGCACATCCTAGCATGGTTTACAATTGCCGATGCACAATGAATAGCTACATGAAAAAATATCCACCACAATACACAACCCGTAGTGCAAGGGATGATAACGGAGATAGTGTATTGATTAAGGATATGTCCTATAAAGAGTGGGAAGAATGGAAAAACGGCGGTACTAAAGCCACAAAGCCTAAAAAAACCGTGCCAAATGTTAAGAAAGTTACAAATAAACAAGAGGCAACGGAAAGTTTAAAGAAAATATTTACTGATGTTGACGATGATAAATTATTAAAGCTAAACGAAACATTGGTGGTTGATAACGTAAATCAAATAAACGCCTTAAATGCTCGATTTAAAGCTATAAAAAATAACGGTAGTTATTTTAGTGTTAATAGTAGTAAAAAAGCCTTTGCATACGCACGAGGAGGCTTTCGTGATGGAAAAAGTGAGTTGAGTATTTCTGATAAGTTTTATAAAAAATTAGATAATTATATTGCGGAAGAAACAAAAGCAAAGAAATCATTTTGGTGTATGCCGTTTGATGATTCACAATTAACCGTTTATACAATCACCCATGAATACGGACACCTGTTAGAGGCAGAAATATCACACAATAGGTTCGATTTTGATGATTTCAAAGAAAAAAATAGTACGTTTAATCTTGCATTGCAAACGAAAGAATTAGTCAAAGAGGAAAAGAAACAAGCCAAAACAATAATGGGCGAAATACTTGATATTGCAAAAGAAAATAACGCAAATTTCGACCTAGAAAATAACCTAAGTCGTTACGGTAGGACGAATGATTTTGAGGCGTTTGCTGAGATATTTGCTAATAGCCAATTAGGAGCACCAAACGAATTAGGAATAGCGATGCAACAATGGTTAGAAAAGGAGGGATTTTAAATGACTTTAATAGAACCTTATTTTACGAGTAACAAAGCGTGGTTTTATTTTGACGAAAATGAATTTTGTTACAAACTAACCGATAAAGCACCCGAAAAGGCGGTGCAATCCTACAATGAGTTTTACAAGGAACTAGAAAGGGGGCATTAATGGGTTTTAAAATCATAGAAAACCACCGAGCAGAAGTAGAGCAACGTTTGGATGATGCCATTGAACGGGCGTTAACCGCCGTTGGGGCTAATGCAGAAAACTACGTGCGCAATAATGCCCCTAAAGACACAGGACGGCTACAAAACAGTATTACAAGCCGTATAGACACAA